AGTTATTGTTGCTACTTATGGTGTTGCCGCTGTTGGTATTAATATTCCTCGGATTTTCAATTTGGTGCTTGTGGAGCCTGGTAAGAGTTTTGTACGGGTTATTCAAAGTATTGGTAGAGGCATTAGAAAGGCTGAGGATAAAGATTTTGTGCAAATTTGGGATATAACATCAACCTGTAAGTTTGCCAAAAGACATTTAACAAAACGTAAAGCATTTTATAGAGAAGCAAATTATCCATTTACGGTAGAAAAAGCGGAATGGCAAGATTGACAAATACAATACAGGATTATAAAATAACTACATGAGAATATTAACATTAGATAACATTAGATATGAATTAGATCAACTGCCAGAAGAAGTTGATGATATGCGTTTCTCTGTTTTAGACAACAGTGATCCTGCACAACCAGATCATCATTGGATACCATTGATCTTTTTAGAATCATTTAATAGCCCTGCATTGGTATTACGCATAGGCGATCATGAAATTAAAATGCCAGTGGATTGGCAAATACTAATAGGCGAACCTGACTGTGGTAACTTAGAAGTACTACCATTAACAAGTATAAACGACAGAGGATTCAAAGCATTCCAATTTAATCCATTAACAGGATTTAGAAGTACATTTCTTGACATTGAAATTGTTGACGTGTATAATGATGTTAACTGGTACTGTCCTAAACTTAAAAATGGACAACTACTAACTATACCATTAGGTGATGATAAAGAACCAGATTGTGTATATTTTGTTAAGGATATATCACGCAACTGTGAAGTGGTGCAATACGATAAGGTATTTTAATGCCAGCAGACAAGAGCTCACCCTTATACATTGGTAATGAAATGGCGGCATTTGATCGTAAAGATCGTGCCTACTATGACAAGTTTACTGATGAGGAACGGAAACAGTTTAGCACATATCTAATGCTAAGGTATGGTGCTAGTGTAGGAGGTAATGCAGACATGCAGGCCTACTACCTTATGGCTACAAACAAGTACGTTAATAAACACTTCTTTGATTTAAACAAACATACAAAACTACAATGGTTAATGTGTACCGTGGTAAGTCCTAAAATGGGCAATCAGTTTCACTATTGGTTAGCGGCTAAAAAGAAAGAAGGAACTTCAAACAATAAAGCAAGAAAGTTTTTAAGTGAACTGTATCCAAATATGAAATCTGATGAATTGGATCTACAGTTATCAATGTTAACACCAAAAGATATAAAGGAACTAGCAAAAGAACATGGCTGGGACGATAAGCGAATCAAAGCCGACTTATAAATGTAAGTATTGTGAAAGATCATTTACCAGAGAGTCAACACTGTCTGTGCATGTCTGCGAACAAAAGAAACGTTTCCAAGACAAAGACACACCAGCAAGTCGTATTGGTTTCACAAACTTTATACGCTTTTATGAACTAACACAAGGTTCAGCAAAACAAAAAACATTTGATGACTTTGCCACGTCAGCATACTATAAAGCATTTATTAAGTTTGGCAACTATTGTGTTAATGCACGTGTTATTAATCCAGAACGTTTTGCTGATTGGTTATTAAAAGGTAATAAACGTATAGACTATTGGGGAACTGATAAACTATATGATGAGTTTTTATTAGAATGGGTCTATAAAGAACCAGCAACAGATGCACTGACACGTGCATTAGAAACAGGTGTTGCCTGGGCATATGATTCAAGCAATCCCACAGAACACTTTTTACGTTATGGTAACTCAAACAAAATATGCCATTTAATTACAACAGGACGTGTAACAGGTTGGACTATTTTTAACTGCGATTCAGGACACGAGTTTTTAGAAAACTTAACTGAAGAACAATTAGCCATAGTTTACAACTACATTGATCCAGAACGTTGGCATAAAAAATTAAAAGACTATCCAGGCGACACAGAGTATGTTAGAGAAATGTTAAAACAGGCAGGTTGGTAATGACTTTACAAGTACTTGGTGATAGTTATACTAGTCCTAACTATCTTGTAGATGCCAAAGATAGTTTTTGGGGGTTACTGGCCAATGATCTAAACACTGATATTGTTAATTATTCATCACCAGGATTTAGTTTTGATGCCATCCATACTGATCAAAATGCTAAATTTGTTATACTAAATCTAAGTGTTCCTTTTGTGTATCAAGATATGTGGCCTGCTGGTCAATATATTATACAACAAATAAATCAACTAAAAGAATGTGTAATATTTGAAAACACATATTTGAGTATTAATGAACAAGATAATATTAAACCACCTGATTTTGATCAGTATGGATGGCAAGGACATCCTGGATCTGACGGTAACTTAAACTATTACACAAAAGTAGTTAAGCCACTAGTTGACAAACTTGGTTGGTTTAGTATATAATTAAGATATGAAGTTTGACGCAGACATAGATATAGATTTCGCTGACAGAGAAGATATATTAAAACATATCAAGCATGTGTCTGCACGTCAAGAACATAAAGATGGTGTGCGTAAACATAACTCAGGTGTTTATGTAACAGAAGTTCCTTATGATCCAATCAATGACTGTGCCAGTATTGATTATGAGTCAGCAGAAGAACGAGGCTATGTTAAGATTGACTTTCTTAATGTCAACGTCTACAAGTTAATTCGAGATAATGATCATTATACTGAAATGTTAAATCAAGAACCTAATTGGTCTTTACTAAAGAATAAAGACTTTGTAGAAAAAGTCATACACATTGGCAATCATCATGAACTTATCAAAGACTTGGAAGTAAATTCAATTCCTAGAATGGCTATGTTTTTAGCACTTATACGTCCAGGTAAAAGACATTTACTAGGCAAGGACTGGGCAACTATTGCAGAAGATATCTGGACAGTACCAGATGACGGTAGTTATTATTTTAAAAAAGCACACGCAGTTAGTTACGCAGTACTGGTTGCCTTACACATGAATCTATTAGATGAAAGTTTACGTACACAAGGACAGTAGAATACGTGACATCTGTAATATCAGAGAAGAACGTTACTATTCTGTAGAGTACTTAAAAACCTTACCTGACAATACCATACAAGTCATACCAATCAAGTATGATGATACCTACTTCCTAGACTACATCAAAGAATCAAATGCTACTATTGTGCTAGAAAATCTAGTAGAAGGTAGCGACACATTTATGCGTATGTTAGACAATCAAGGACTCCTTAAAGGTGCCTTAGAAGGTCGCTACGCAACGATCTCATCAGGAGAGCTACCTGAGTCTATTAATAATTACAATACTAATTATATGATGTATATGACTGCTGAGGCTAACAAGAATAACAAACATGTAGCCTATAGCAATCACAAACGTAAGTATGATTTCTTATTCTTAAACAATAGACCAAGAACACACAGACTAGAATTAATCCGACAATTAGAAGAGTATGGACTATTAGATAATGCACTATGGACACATATTACCACAGGTAGACGTTTACCAAAAGAATATGAAAAGAATGACATAACATTTGAAAGTCTAATAGATTGGCAACGATGGGACGCTGGTGAATGTATTATTCCGCAGTACTTTGACACTTGGTTTAGTCTACAGGCAGAGTCTACAGTGTTACACCGTTATAGTTTCTTTACTGAAAAAACGTGGAAGCCTATTATTGCTAACCATAACTGGATCACTCTAGGCAGTGCCAATCATTATAGTGAACTTGCCAAACTAGGATATCGTGTTCCGGATTGGGATTGGACTAGACTAGAACGTTGGGAAGACAGACTACAAGGCTGTGTTAAGCAAGTTAAAGAAATGATTCCTTATGCTGAAGATTGGTATCATGAAACTAAAGAAGATCGAACACACAATCAAAGACTGTTTTGGACTAGATATCGAGACTACTATACTGATGTTAGAGATGGACTAGCGGATTGGTTTAGTCAACTCGGCGGACAAGTGTAATTGATTTTTTCTTAGTACGCTTTTTGGCAAGGTCTGTTAATGAAGTTGCTGGGCCATACAATATTTCTAAATCTTTATTGATAAATGTTTGTAGGAATGGTTTAAACTGAGCCCACTCTTCACGTAAGAATATATTAATTGGAATTGAACGATTTGATTCCCACCACCATGTTTCTGCTAGTTCTAAGAATCTTTTCTTCATTTCTAAATCAATAATACGTCCAAAATCATACATTGTAGTAACAAGTTGGTCACGATTCTGCACAATACCTACGTATTCTGCGTTGCCATACATCACCACAGTGATAAATGGATACTTCTCTGACAGTTGTTTAAAAAAATCGTTTGACATGTTGATAAATATGTTATATGTATAATACTCAAGTCTATTTATATAATCAGGATCAGTTGGTAATATTAAATGATTATACCAACAATGACATAACTTCAGTGAGGTGGGCACCCGTGTACGCAAAAGATTTAAAACTACATAAAGGCACTGACAATGTATTAACGTTTAGATTCGTTAATCAAGACCAGAAGCCAGTATCGCTAACAGATACAACAGTTACATTTAGATTAATTAATCGTGAAGGCGAAGCGTTAATACTATCAAAAGATTTAGAAATGATTGATGCTGTTAAAGGTAAAGCAAAAGTTACTGTAACAGAAGCAGAACTAGATGATGTATCAGCACAGAAAGCACATTACAGTCTAGAACGAAAACAATCATCAAGTGCAGTATACAATCCAGGATTTGTAGATGACAATGCCGGTGCCCGTGGCGTTGTTGAAATCTTAGATTCAGTTATGCCACTTCACACAGCAAGTCGTGCAGTTACTATTCCTGATCACGGTAACGCAACTACATATAATTCATCAACTTGGACAGGTAATGATCAAGGTTTACAA